TGAGGTTGAGGCAGCCGAGTTCGGATCCGACAGCCCCGTTATAAATTGCGGCGTCTGACCGATCGACCATCGGCAGCACGGATCGCCCATTTCCAAGCCGTTGCTCTGACCGTCACCATCCGCATCTGCCATACAGAATGCCTTGCTCCATGTTTGGCCTGCTGCATAAAAGGTGGATGCAAGTTTGGTCGGAACTTTGGTGTTTCCGCCTGGATGACCCAGCGTAAGCCCGTAGGAATTACCATTAGGGAGTTTTGCAAGGTCTTGACGATAGGCATAAGTAGATGCAATAATCGCAAGAGTGGAGAGGAATCGAAGCATGATTCTATCTTTTATCTGTAAAAATAATAAAATCAATTTTATCGTGTTTGGGCCTAAAGTATACTTAATATTGAAACATATGTTTCGAATTGAATTACATGAAAACAAAGAGGAATATATTACACGATCTATTTTAGAAAATGGATATTGGGAGAAACATTCCTCAGAATTGATCCACGAGATTTTAAAAAAGAATACACAACTATTATTCATTGACATTGGCGCAAATATCGGATATTATTCGCTTTTTGCAGCTTCAATCGGTATAAAATGCGTCGCATTCGAACCAATAAAGAAAAATTACAGAATATTCGAGAAGTCGATAAAGGATAACAACTTTCAACATTTAATAAAATTATATAAGGTTGCGCTGGGAGAGGAACATAAGATGGTTGAATTTAATATCATCAATCGTAATATGGGAAGTGCAACCATGTATGAATTTATGGCAACGGTGGAGGCAGATTATAAGGAGAATGTTATGGTATTCTTAGGAGATGATCTATTACTCCCCATCGAACAAGATATGTTTATCAAGATGGATGTGGAGAACATGGAACTAAATGTCATAAGAGGGATGATACACACCTTATCAAAAGGAAAAATAAAATATTTATTAATGGAAATTTCAAAGATGGTGAATCAAACCGAGCTATTTATGATATTGAAAGAGAAAGGATTTCATAGAGGAATTTCAATCGAGTATTTAGAGAATTATGATTCCTCCAAGACACTCAACCTACACAGTGATTATTTATCGAATCAGCATATCTATGTAAACATAGATGAATTTGAGAAAATTTATCGTAAGATGGATGATAAAATCACGCAATTAAATGTATTATTTATGAGGGATTAAAAATAAAGATCAGTCTAATTTAATTTTTAATAAGTAGATTTATCAGTGCATCCTCTGAATACAAGAACAGCCAGCAACCCGTCTCTTTGCATTTCTTCTGCATTTCTGCACTCGTCTGTTTAGGGATATTCTGCGAAATCATCTGATTCACGCGTCGCACCGTTTCTCGCAGTTTTCCCATTGTCTCTTGTGTCATTTTCAGTCGATCATAGACTTCTGATAAGATGTCCATGAAGCGGTCGCGATTGATATTTGGCCGATTCGGTTTTTTCGTGCTTGAAAAGTGTGCCTTGTATTGTTCCTGCCAATCCTTCACGACCTTCTCCACACAATCCTTCTTTTCTTTTTCTGGATTCCGAAGATACAACTCAGATACAGGATTGCTCTTATTGAGTGACAGAAAGAGGTCTGTTTTCTCCCCCTCTGTTGCATTGATTCGCACATTCAGCAAGACAATGGAATTCATCAGCTGCGATAGATCTCCATACTCATTTGTAATCAGATCAACATGATTGGATTGTTCAAACAGAATGGAAAAGGCCGTATATCGATGAATACCATCGATCATATCGTATTTTTGTTTTTTGTGATTCAGGCAGACATACATCATGGTATCAACTGGTTTTTTGGATGCTACAATGTATTTTGCAATGTCTTCGCATCGTTCACGATCAGGTGGGCGATTGTACTCCCAGTTGGTAATGTGACCTCCTTGAATCAGATCATGAATTGTCATTTTGATGATCTGATGCTGTGCGGAATAGGCGTGAACGGTGCAATAGGCTGGAAATGATGCACGGAGCACACTGGAAATGATATCCGTTGGAATGGTTTCCTTGTTTTGAAAGGGATCCAACAATGACTGTAGCGTTTCCTTCTTTTCCTCTTCCAATGGAATGATGGTAACGGAAGCGGGGGCTACCTTTGGTTTTTTCTTAAGCATAGAAGTCATGGTTGCTTTACAAAAAATAAATGAGGATATCAATTTTTGAATTATTTTTTTGAAACGGCTGGTTTTTTCATTTTTAAGGGATGAGGTGCACTTATAGAGGAACTAGCTGCTGCACTCGATGATTCTTCTACCACTTCATTCACAAGTGTTTCCTCATGACTATTCCATACTGCTTCACTAGAATAGGGTGACTTTGTATGAGATTGAAGATAGGACTCCAGAATGAAACGGGCATTATCCTCTGCCTGCTTGCCGAGATTTTCAAGAGCAGTCAGTTGGGTCTGGAGGGCGTCAAGACGTTCCAATGTTCTTGTCTGAATAGCAATAGATGGAATAACTACTTCATATGCCATAATGGTTGTAGAGTTGAACGCTGGATAGGAAGTACCTGTACTATGACTATTCAGATAATTAACACAATCATCTGTTGTAAGAATATAATATAGATATTTAGACAGCACAACGTTGATGTCTTTATTTCTAATAACTACAAAACCTGATGATCCAATCATATTTTCAACAGCCCTATCAATGAAGGCATAACTTCTTGATAGAGGACGAACACCTCCCCAGATGATATCTCCATCCCTAATTTTTCTCTGTGCTCTTGATGGTTTTTCTGCAAATGGAATATTTTGAATGGTAGTAATATTACCCTCTTTTACAGAACCAAGATCTACATAATTGATTGTCTCAAACTTGTCAGACTGTTTAATACTGTCAGGATTGTCATTTGCAAGTTCAGATAGGACATATTTTTTACAAATAGAACCAATCATAGACGCCTTCACAATCGCCACCATCTGGGCCTTAACATCTGTCACCATCTGCGCATTGACATCCGCCACCATCTGCGCTGACTTTCGCATTAATCGCTGTGTCTCCACAATTGGCTCTAGTGTGGCACCATTTGGTTGAGCGAGAACCAAGTCCATTGCTTGATTGGTGAGCTTGAGGGTCTCGGCGAGTTCGGTGGTGCCTGGTGCGTAAATGCGGTCGAGGGTAGCGACCATTTCTTGCTGGATAGGGAGAGGGGGAAGAGGCATATGGATCTCTTCTACATCCGACTTGCGAATGCCTGGCTTGATACCAGAGGACAAGTCCTTCAGAACCTTGTTGTTGAGGAGAAGCCAATAGTAGAGGAAACGACTTGAAAGCGCCGAATCAGGCTTTACACGAAGGTTGATTGTATTATCACTTGCCCAATATTTTCCAGATACATAATGAACTGCACCAATACTCATTTTTCGTGCTGTTACCACATATTCTCCATCATATAAGTAATCTTTGCGCGTTCCAGTAATACCGTTACTGTCATAATAGGGATAGGTATCCCCATCCTGTACATAGTTGCCCTTACCACTCAACAGGTCGCATACACTACCCAGCTTCACCATCGGATATCCCGCCATTTTCTCCACCTTTTTTACTTCCTGATAGCGACGCATGTCTAGCGAACAAGATGCATCTAATTGATCGCGCGGGATGGAAAGAACCATGGTCTCTTTAATCTCGCCATTCTTACTTTTTTCAACATCCCAGAACTCTACTGTGGTGGTAGGATTACCTGTGTTCTCAAAGAAGAGGATAGACGGCTGAATACCTGTATTCATGAAGAACTGGCCTCGCATCTTGATGACTCGCTTCAGTTCAAAGTGATCCAGGAGATACTTGCGTGTTCCATCGTGAAGTTCGGATGTATTCACCAACATTCCATCAGGTACTACAACCGCACAGCGTCCTCCCATATTGAGAGACACCATCATCAGTTGCAGGAAGAGCGGCTCCGATTTCGTTCCACGAATTTTGAGCTGTTTGACACGATCACAACAATCTGCATGCTTAAGACCCTTAAGACCAAACGGTTCATTTGCCAGAATGACATCATAACCCGTTTGAGTCAAATCACCCTGAAGTGAATCGTGTGTTCTAAGATTCGTAGGACGGTTTCCTCCTGTCTCCATAAACAGGTTCATTCGAGCAATGCCTGCGACGCGCGGATCATTGTCGCAGCCATGAATCTCTTTTTGTTGAATTTTCCAATTAATTGGTGTATCCGAATGATGCTTTTTGTAATATTTAATGAAGGATGTCAGAAAGCCGCCCGTTCCCATCGAAGGATCGCACACTGATTCAGGAACTCCCGCCCGCTTGAAAGAGGGTCGACACAGCGACACCATATATTCGCAAATGGTTCGATCCGTGAAGAACTGGCCAAGATCACGGCCACCTGATCCCGCACCCGTTTTCAGATGCTGTTCATAGACCCATCCCAGAATATCCATCTGAGAATCTACCATGGAAAGATCAATTCTATCAAGAATCTCCAGAATTTCCTTGTGTGTTTTAAGATTTTTGATGTCAAAGGAGAATTTTTCCGTTCCAAACAGACGATCAAAGTGTCGAACCAGGCAGTCCTCCTCTTGATGATAGAAGAATTCGAGGGCATATTGCTCTCCACCCTCTTGTGTATGCATCATCTCAATAATATTCTCCCATGCAAACTTGATCGGAATATCAAGATCCAATACCGTCTGGCGTGTTATCTGGCGCGCCATCAGATACAGGCAGATGTGTCTCATGGATTCCATTCCCGAAATCGCCGTCTTGCGAAGAATGTCACGGATACGAATGACTGCGGATGTGAAGTTGTTGACAGATGCCATAATGGAAGTGTGTGCTGATACCAAATCTGTTTTCATGTCGTCAATTTTATTCCCAGATGGTCTCATTTCTATATCTTTAGTCTATATTTTATTTTAAGCTCTGTCTATTTTAAAAAAAATAGGCGTGGATTTCAAATGCCGGATGATTAACGCCCACGGGTAGTGATTTTTTTCCCAAATGTTTCTTGAAGTTGCATGAAATTTGTGTAGTCTTTTCCAAAGTACCCGTCATTTATATGTTGTATGGAGGGCAGAACTTCAGGTTGTTCCACTTCGAGTCGTTGCACTTCGAGCCACTCTTCATACTTATTTGCCGAATAGAGGCGATACATATCGACATATTTCTCCATAAAATCTCTTACTGAAATTCGACCCCCACACGCTGGATGCAGATAATCAAACCATGTTACATTCTTTGGACGAGGATCCTCGGGAAGAGATGGTAATATCTGTCGCCACTTTGCATAATCAATGCTACTATCAATCCCTCGTTCAACACACAGTTCTTGTATGCGTTGACTGTCTTTTGCAGGAAACATATTTTTGCAGATATTTGTAAAACACTTCTTGATTTCATCTGGATTGGCATCATACCCTTCCATCATAATGTTTTCAGGTGGTGTTCCATCAAACTCTACTGGAGACGGCGATGGATCTGGTTTTGGTTTTGATGTAGACAGACGAAGTAGAATTTCATCTCGAATCTGATCATCACATGATGCAAGTGCCATTAATACCTCTTGAAACCCTGAAAGGTCCTCATCTCCAATGACAGGAATAAGAACATGAAAGAGAGATTTTCCCTCATACCATCTCCCTGCACGAAGAATCATTTGTGTAATTTGCCCACGCGACTGTTTAGGATAGGTAATCGCAACCGCATTTGCAATAGGAATATCAACACCCTCATTTAGTACAAAGCAATTAATTAGAATTGCACGAGGTGCTGCTGTGAATGTTGCAAGAGGATCGCGGAGCTTATCGCCTTCTTCTACACGTAGTACCGTTGTATGTTTTGTCTCTTTGATAAAGAATTGTTCCAGTTCTTTCGCCTCCTGAATGGTCGCTGCAAAGATAATAAGATGATGCAGAATTGATTTTTCCTCACCACGAACCATTTCAGTTGCATCCCATGCCTCCAGTATACATTCCGCCTTTGCAATAATACCTGAACCCTTTTGTGAATCATCTCGCAGCGTCCACAATCGATAATCAGGCAATACACCCTTTTGAATCATATTTCGGATTTTCAACTCTGCAATAATCGGGCCAAAGGTTGTTTCATCGTCCATCGTAAGATAATCCATATCACCATCATGGCGAATGTATCGTGGTGTATAGGTAAGAGATAGTCGCTTGATATTTAGTACAATGGTCTGTTGCATCAGTTTTCTTGTACTACCTTCTCCCTTTTCTTCCTTTGCAATGATGCCCGCCATATGATGTGCCTCATCAAAGATAATTAGCTCCACCTCATTTGATATAAGATCTGCAAGGATTCGAGATGAAGAATAGGTTGTAATGATACAATAGGATTTCATCTGAAGATAGCCGTGAATGATTTCACTATCGGTTGTGCCCGCTCCACCAATATAATGAATATCCGATGTAGAGAAAATGGACTCTTGCAGTATTGTACCATACCATTGAGATTGGATCTGTGTAGAAGGGCAACAAATGATCACTCGACGTACACTACTGATTCCCTTTACTGTCATCCGTGTTTTTCCTGATCCACATGGGGAAATCACTCGCCCTGCATCTTGTAGAGGGTCTTCTACAAATTGACGAATCTTGCAAATAATAGGCTCTTGAAGCTGATCGAGTATTTCATTTCGTTTACTGCGTTGAGTAATATACTGAAGATTTTTCTGGTGTTGTTTTCGCAGATATCGAGAACGACGCGCGATTGGTCGAATTTCAGAAAGTGGAAGTTGTCGCCATCCACGACTCTCCATATAGGCTTTGACTACCTCATATGGATCACGACCTTGAAAGTTAAACCATTCTGAATCGCCAGGAATCTCTCGCATCATACGATATTTCAATAAATAATTGTGTATTTCATCTTCGTGCGTACGAAGTTCCTCAATGGTTGTCGCATTTGTTTCCCACACTCCAATATATTCCATATCATAGGAGGGAGTAAGGCCTGGAGGGCACCCTGTTATGTAGGTACTGCGTCTACCATATAGATTAATTGAATATCCTATTTTTGCCAAGAACATTGCAAGAAATGCTGGAGAACTGGCGAGATAAATATATGTAGGAGTATCCTCTTTTTCATCTTCCAGCAGAAGTCGAGGAGCTACTTTTGGTTTTTTCATGGATGCCATGTTGTGTAGCTTCACAAAAATAAATATAATTATCAATTTTTTTTAATAGATCGGGCAAACTGCGGTTAAATTGGCTGTATGCATCGCATGCATTGCATGCTCCACTGCTTTCAAAATGGTCGTCATTATCGTATCCGCCGACCATTTTGCCTGTAATAGCGTACATGTCGTATGATGAACTGCCTGATGAAGTGCGTCGATGGATTGTCTTGTATAAAGAATCTGTGCCATATCTTGCTGGATCCCCATTTCAATTTGCGCATTTTCACGCCGATGTGAATCTAATAATACACTCGAGATTGCTATACCCAGTGCAAATACAATCATGATACAACCCACTAACCTATTTTGACTTTCAGTATTCATGGTTTGCCATAAAGAGTTAGAGACATGGAGGTCAATTTTTAGAAAAATATAGATAAACGGCCAACTCCATAAAAAAGTAGAATCTCTAAATAAATGAATCGCGCCGAAATTAAACACCATATCACCCATTTCTTATCTCATCCTTCTCTTTCTACCATTGAAGCCGCCAAACAGTATCTCATTACACTTCGTCGTACGGCCATGGACGGCTATACGATGACGGAAAGTCGCTGCCTCTGGTTTTCTCTTATTTTGTATAAGTTTCGCACAGAAAACAATGTGACAGATAACTTATGGGCGGCAGCTCGCGGATACCTTCTTGATATGTTGTCCAGTCATACTCTGAGCGACGCACCCGCGCGCCACTTTTTAGCCGTCTTTGACGAGTGGAAGAAAGAGGATCATGCCTCCTTTGTCAACGAAGTCATCGGTTACTACTTAGAAGTACTTCACTTGAAACAGACGATTGAAGAGACCCGCGATGAAAACACCATTGCGGAATGGAAGGATAACTATCAGGGACTCATTTACAAGATCCGCGATGCGGCCACTCGAATGGGATTTCTCGCGAAACTCGATGAGCGTGTGGCGGAAGTGAACCATGTCCGTCAGACCCTCGTCGAGAACATGATGAAGCGGGCCTATTGGGACATGGTAGAGCAAGACATTCGTGATAAACAGTATACCACCGTTCTACGACAACTCTTGGAACTCAAGGAGCTTGTGAAAGAGGTCATTCCATCTCGGTTTCATCCCGATCTCCATGAGAAGTTCAATGTGGAGTACATTCAAGAGAAATTGGAACAAGAGTCGCTCGATCCTGCCTACTTGGTACAACTCGTTCGCTGGATCATGGACTCTATGAAAGAATGGGATGCCGCAGCGACGCGGCCTTTGTATGATCGCGAGATTCAAACATGGGAACAGGCCATTGGAACACTGGAATGGCCACGGTTTCTCCGTTTCAGTTTGGAACTCTGCACGTTGCTGGCGCTCGACGCCAAAACACGCGTTTCCATTTGGCGCTCCCTTCTTCGTGAGCCAAAAAATTGAAGGGCATTGGCTTATATGGATGAATTACCCATGTCTTATACACAGTGTGCCGCATCCATTGTCTCTCATGCACAGGAAGTGTGTCAGAAGGTTCTTCCTGTGATGGAGCAATCGACGATCTCCACTCATACTTCCACCATCCAGGTGGGAGAATATACCATGACACTCACCATTACCAAGAAAGGATCGGTTCTAGGAAAACGGCGGTTAGAACCGATCGAAGAGGTCGCTTCTCCTCGGCCATGGCAGACCCCCTCGAAGACTCTGTCGGCCTTCTATCCGAAACCGTCCACCGATAACTTGCTCTACAATAGTTTGGGGCACAACTTCTCCCATCAGAATCCGCATCCTACTGTGGAGCCTGCCTCTGTTCCGTTCTACATTTCCTAAGATAAATAGCTCACAATCTTCTTCATGTTTTGAATATCATGTTTTCGATTATCTGATTTATTTCGATAAAAAATCGTATTTGTATAATCGAGTTGATCGATATCTGTTTTTTCATCTACATATGCAAAATAGTGTTCAAGTGAATAGAAAGGAAGATATGGAAATTCTTTTTCGATTACATAACCAATTTCCAGATCATCAATAATATTGTAATTAATCTTATCTTTTTTGTCTAATAGTCCTATGAGCATTGGTTTTGATAAAATGATAGTTGTTCCACTTGGAAAGTGTGTATTATACCGTTCATGATTCTTTCCACCCCATGTATGTGTATAGACTATACCTCCACCGAAGTTGACTGGATATTGTATTAATATACTTGACAGATGGTTAAAATTAATAATTGTACTTATATTGGATCGTATCAGATAGTCAAATGATTTATCTTTTACAAATTCAAATGCCTTAATCGTTTTATCTAATATTCCTGGGGTATATGTTTCTTTTCCTGGAAGATAGAGAATACCATCAATGATCTGATAGGCATCCTGTATGGATTCAGAAAATGTGTAATAAATGGTTGTTACATTATGAAATTGCTGATAATATTGTTTTGTAATTTTATACATGTCATCATATTCATCGCCATGAGAAAATAGGACCAAATGCATAATGGTAGGATACTTTTTGGGTGAAATTGTATTAAACTGAAATCCGGACGGAATCATATGAATCCGTTCAAAGGGTCTATAGATCATAAAACATATAATGGTAACACAAATCAATAAAATGAACCAGAGTGTGATCTGCCTCATGTGGTACTCTACTATATACATTAAAAAATAGGTTTATCTTTTAATGAATTTAGTATCGCAGAATCGTGGTTCCGTTGCGAAGCACCGTGCACCAGCTGGGCTTTCGCTTAGGCTCCTCTTGCTCCTCCTCTTGATCGTCCTCCTCATCCTCTTGGTCTTGCTCGTCGTCTTGCTCGTTGTCTTGCTCGTTGTCTTGCTCCTCTTGCTCGTCGTCTTCTTGGTCTTGCTCGTCATCTTCAGAGTCTGATTCAGATTCCGACTCAGACAACTGCGTCCATGTGCGCTTCTTGTTCTCTACCTTCTTGAAACGATCCGACAGACTCATGCCTCGCGCACGCGATGATCTGAGGCTCAGCAGAATCTCCGCCGCCTCACTATCCAGATTGATGTTAATCTGTTGCGGCTTGGTCCGCTCCTGGAGCGGCGCATAGGGAATCTTCAGTGGCGCGTGAAGCACACACGGCGTTCCCACCACCTCCAAGGGTGTATGCGGATCTTGGGACTCCTGCTTCACATCCTCCAGTGGACCCTCCAAAATGGGATTCACGACCTCATTCTTAACCTGCGCGGTGGTGCGATGATACTCCTCCAGAATGCCACCAAAGTCCAGCGCAGCTGCCTGCCATTGGTGCTGAAGTTCCGACCAATGCATATTCGGCGCATCATGCATCGAAGTCAACGGGCATGAGCCGTGCTTGAAGGAGGTCGCGTAACGCGTGTAGATACCCTCCATCTGCTCGTCCGAAAGACACAGAATGTGCTGAAGAGATTGGCGAATGGTATAGTCTTTGTGGAAGTGAAAGTCGCCATGGAAGTCCTCGATCACAATCTCATACACACTGTTGTAGCGACGAAACACATTGAAGTAGTGGACGCCATAGATATGGATCGTTCCCAGGAAATCCAGCTTCTTCGTGGTGTAACCATTCAGGGAGATCTCGCAGATGGAATCGAGAGCGTTGTTGCGGGCGGTAAGATCGTATGACATTGTTGTGGAGGTGTACTCTCCATCTATATAAATCAATTTGTCAATTTTATTTTTGAATATGTAAATGACACATTTCTATATACAATTTTCTTTCATTATGCTTGCACAATATAATTATCTGATAAAATGCCAACCACCATTGGGCGAATGTTCTGCTGAACCGTAGAAGCAATGATACCTGGCAGGTTCTTCTGGTTATTCTGCAGCACATTCTCCAGATGCTTCACTTGACCCATTACCGTCTCTGGTGAATATTCCATATCGCTGGTGGTATACACATTTGGCGGTGGAATACGATCCGTAATTTTATTTTTGTATAACACAAAGTCATACATGATGTCATTACTCACGACCGCTTCGGGCGGAATCTTGTCATCCAGCTCAGAAGGGCACAAAAAGGCGGACGCAATCGCATTTCGTTCGCGATGACGATCTCCTCCACCGATTTCAATATCTCGGTTTAACAAGTCGCTTCGCACACATTTTGTAGCCTCCCATGAACATCCGCTTGTATTCGCACAATCTTTACAGTTCTCCTTTCCTACACAGGCATCCTCCAGAAATCCCTCTTTAACAACAGTGGACCAAATCATGACAAGAATTAAAATGATGAATGATACGATAAAGAATCGCCTCATTTTCCTATTAGTGTCCCTGTTTATTTCTTGATCGTCAGTCGGCGTCTTTTATGGGTTCGTCGTCGTACCTTGCTCATTTTGAAATGCCGATTTTTAATTTCCTCCACTGCATCCGTCATCATTTGATATCCACGGTCAGGTGGCGGTGGTAGATCGGAGGGTTTCGCAGTATCACGAATGACCTCCTGAAATAAGCCCATGAGCTGTTGAAGATTTGTATCTAGTGGATTAAGAGTGACGGTTCCCATATTGAGTAACTCTATCACATTTACAAGTAGCATTGTGGTATCCACCTTCGCATCCTCCATTGCCTTTTTATAAATGGTACAGATTCGCTCAACAGACGGGCGAAATGTGTAGGGAGGAACTTGATAATATTGCTCGGCTAAATGTGTTTGGAGATCGACATGGTTCAAGTCATCGAAAAAATAGACATTTGCGGGAGAAATGTTTTCCAGAACATGACATGTGCCACGCGTGAAAATGTGTCGAAGCATATCCCATGTTTTCATTGTCCAATTGCTTTCCAGGGCGCGCAAGGAATGCGTTCGATGAATACATTCAGTAATGAGCGTGTTATTTCCCACATACAAATGGATGAGATCACGAATGAATTCGAGGCTCTGAAGGTACCCGTTATTGCTATAAATGATGACATGTGCCACCTTACCTCTGCGCTTTAACTTATTTAATTTCTTCATAATCTCCAAGATTCCTGGGCGAATGATACCAAGCGGTGTGGCGGAGGTTTCTTCTTCCAGGACTCGCTTCACAAATAGACGATAGGCCCGTTCTTGTTCCTGAAATAAGTTCTCGGGAAAATAAGTAAGCATGTAGGCTCGGTTTTCCCCCACATAATCTTTTAGTTTCAAACTTGCAATAAAATAATACACCGAATAGAGCTGAGCCATCGTCTCGTCCAAGTCAAAGACGACATAGCTCATTTCCCTATCTGGCATATCTTTTTTTAGATGGGTTTGATTTGTTTAGCATCCACGCGCTCCTGTGGCGGAACATACTGTAATTGTAGGAAGGCAAAGATATCTTGCTCTGATTTCATGCGTGGAGGGGCTGGAATATCATTTCGTGTCGGTGTCAAACGGTGCTCATTCAATGTGTATCCGCAGTTCAGAGCATGCTGTCTAAAGGCAACATTGAAGCGATCCGAACCCGTAAAGTAGAGAAGGGAACAGGCATACTCTTCCTCGGGCGTCATCAGTAGATCCAGACGGCGTGCGACACCTGATTCCTCTACACGGCAGATTGCCATACATTTGTGCTCTCCCAATGCCAGAACTTCATGAATGTACTCCGCATCAATTAGCTGCTGAACCCATGTATGAAGCTGTTTTTTTACGGCCTTTGTCCCTGTTCCCGCAGGAATTCGAATCAAGACATCGATGTCACCTGATGTCACCGCCCCTCGGCGGAAACTTCCCACCAACTCCGCATCCTTCATATAATGTTTCAGGATATCCTGGTGAACGAACATTTCCTCTCGCGGAATGCGCTCCAGTAGCTCCTCATAATATTTCAGACCAATCTTTTGTTTTTCATGGAGAAGAGAGGGGGTCTGAATGACCGCTCGGCGGAGATCTGCAATCGTATGAATGCCCGCATCCACAAGTGCCTTCGCCTTTGTGGGACCGATTCCATACACTTGTTGAAGTTGATCCAGCGCACTAATATGGTACACCTCTTTGGCTTTATCCGCCGTTCGAAGATGCCCCGTCTCAATGATTTCCTTGATTTTCTTTTGGATTTTCTCGCCGATTCCCGTCAGTGCCGCCACATCCTCATAACAGGTGATGGGTGCGTCCATTTGTTTGAGCTGGGAAATGACCGTTGCATATGCGCGAGCCTTAAAGGGCTGCTTCTCGGAAAGGTCACGCTTTCGCAGCGTGTCGAGGGCGTCAATGATAGCGGCTTTGTAATCCATGGTTGCCTTCCATTTATAAAAAATAGGTTTTCAATTTTTTTAAAATCCAAATTGGGTGGCTTGATAGGTAAACTTGATGGTAATCTCTTTTCTGGGGGCTTCTATGTGATGAAGTACCATGACTCCATTTTCTTTTTGGTAGTACTCCAGAGTGGTATCTCCAAAGTGATCAGTAAAGAAGTTGGCGAGAATGGTCTCACCCTCTTGGCAACGATCAAAGTACATCTGAGCTGCATCGGTTGCTTTAACCTGATGGGACAGCGTGCGAGAGAGTTTGAGAGAGGGAGGAGGCATCTTAGAAAGGTCGTCGTCTGTATCATCAGTTGGATTGGATGAAGGGGCGGTAAAGATGTTATCGGTAACTACTGTCGCATTTGCGCTCATGTTGGTCGGATTGGATGAAGTGGACATGGTTGGTATCTAATAAGGGGCCAAATTTGATTTCAATTTTATTCCATCTAAAGATTCTATTCCGAATTCCTTCATAGAATGAAATTTACCCTCACACGAAATTCAGCCGATTCCTATTGGAATGGCGTCAAACCACTTCCCAATGAAATCAATGTTCTTCACTATCATCCTCAAATGGCCGAATTTGAGCTTCTCTCCATCCTCTGTACTCTACATGGCTTCGTCACCGCCTTTGATATTCTAACAGGCGCAGAGACTGGATCCGAGAAGGATGCGGATATTATCTCCGTGATGACTGCGTTCCAGCATTATATTTCCCCCAAAATGCCTCTCTCCAATTATACGGGATCGGATAAGAGAACCAAACCCGTCGGTGACAAAAAAGTAGTACCCATTGATTCGAATGGAGTTTGAGTATGATTCTGTTTTTGTAAAAATTGATCTATTTTTTGTCATTACATTGATCAACCCATGGCTGCTAAATCGTCGAAAAAGCTTTCCAATGAAATTGTTGAACCCGAGGCGTGCGTGGTGTGCCGTGAACGATTCACCTCCATTCTTCGAAAGAAGGCTCTCTGCAAATTCTGCCAAGCTTCCGCCTGTTCCAAGTGCATCGAACAGTATCTACTAACGCGTCACGAGGACGCCCATTGTCTTCATTGCCGTGTGAATTACACGGACGCCACTCTCTTTGAAATCTGTACCAAAACTTATCTTCAACAAACCTACTTTAAACATCGCCAGGAAGTTCTCATCAATCGCTATCGCGCCCAACTTCCTCTCTTACAGGATGCCGCCATGCGAGAGAAGCGTGATCGCGAACGCAACATTGTCCTGAGTGGCCTTCAAAAAGACATTAATCTCTTACGAGCGGCTCGAAATGAAACACTGGTTCTCTATAATCGCGCCTATGTGGCATACTATGGACAGAACGGTGTTCGCACCGATGAAGGAATGCGGTTAATCGAGGAACTGATGGCACAGGCCGAAGATTTACGAGAACAAATGCGAGAGAAGCGTACCCTCATGCATCAGGTTCGTTGGCCTGGCAACATCCATCAAACACAACATGTAGAGGAGAAAGAAGAGGAGAAAAAGAAGTTTGTCCGTCGCTGTACGCGAGACGGCTGTAAAGGATTTCTCAGCACCGCATGGAAATGCGGCATCTGTGAATGGTACAGTTGTTCGAAGTGCTTTGCGGTAAAAGGACAGACGCATGATGTCGAGCACGAGTGTAAGAAGGAGGATATCGAGACCGCGGAGCTTATCAAGAAAGAATGTAAGCCGTGTCCGAAGTGTGGTGAGTTCATTGAGAAGTCGAGCGGATGCTTTGCGCCTGATACACCAGTTCTATGCTGGAATGGCAGCATCAAAATGTCACAGGACATTCGCGAAGGAGATGAGTTGGTGGGAGATGATGGAACCAAACGAACTGTTATTGGAACAGTTTCAGGGGAGGATACTATGTACGAAGTTAAACAAAATAATGGAATGAGCTATACCGTCAATTCTAAGCATACACTTGTTCTGAAGTATCGAGCAAATGATGTTGTTCGAGACAATACAATTGAAATACTAATTCAAGACTATATGGTACTTCCTCTTGAATCAAAATCACATCTGGTTGGATACAAATTTGACCCTGCGACCCATAAAGAGGAATATACTGAAATTTGTGTAGAGGAGGCTGGAACAGGTCCCTATTTCGGATGGAGCATTGATGGCAATCGTCGATTCCTATTAAAAGACACGACTTGCGGCCGAAACTGTGACCAAATGTTCTGCATCTCCTGTCAAACTCCCTTCTCTTGGAACACGGGTAAGATTGTCACCTCAGGTCCGATCCACAACCCCCACTACTACGAATGGCTCAAACGAACGGGTGGAAATATTCCGCGTAATCCCGCCGATGTTCCCTGTGGTGGCTTTCCTGGAGCCTGGGAGCTCGTCCGCTTTCCTCGCGGTATCAGCAAGGACATCGCCAATATGTTCTTTGAGTTCCATCGTGTCTGCATGGAAATACAGGATATCTCTACACGATCCTATCGCAGCCACTTGGATCAGGATACCATGAATCAAGTCAATATCAAGTTCCTTCTGGATGACATTGATGAAAAGAAGTGGGGACAGCTCCTTGCCACCAATGAAAAGAAGCGAAAGCGTGATAGCGAGATCCAGGAAGTATTGGGCGCCTTTCGCATGGTGGCAGTTGAACTCATCAATCGCGTCCAACAATATCAGACAGATGGTTTGCGCTTTACGGATCTCCCCATTCCGAAAGCAGAGGCGTTTATCATTGAACTGAACCATGAGATTCAGGCACTGGTTAACATGATTAATGATGCTCTTCGTGGAATTAGCATCTCCTATTCCTACAGTGTTCCTTACATCACACTTGCACCCGCCCAGGGCGATCGATTCACATATTATGCCGCGCGGATCAAGAACTTTAGCACAGAAGTCAAGAAGAAGCGCGAGAAGAAGAGTACAAAAGAGGATGTGGATGATGAAAAAGATGAATAAGTATAACCCCATAAAATTATCTTATTTTTCTTATATAGAAAATGTCATATGATGTTATTATTGTAGGCGCGGGTATTGCGGGTCTACGCGTGGGGCTTCAGCTTCTTCGCTCCAAGGTATCCTGCTGTATTCTCGAAAAATACAACTACACGGGTGGACGCGTGGTAACTTTTCGAACCAAACTTCCGAAAATCGGCGAGATTCAGTGGGAAAATGGCGCAGGACGCATTTCTACCAGGCATCATAAGGTTCTCTCCCTTTTAAAACGATATCATCTCACTACCGCACCTATTTCATCCCATGTGGCCTACTACGAGGTACCCGATGACACAGTGGAACAAGACCCCTTTTCACAACTACACGATATTTTTTTGAAACCCCTTTACGATCTTCCCAAGGATGTGCTACAAACACATACCATTGAAGAATTACTCGATAAAACGGTAGGCGCTCATACGGCAAAACAATATTACGAGACTTTCCCCTATTGGTCCGAGATTCATACCATGCGTGCGGATGCAGCACTTGCGTCATTTGACGCCGAAATGGGCTCTATGAAAGGATTTGTTGGATGCGTTGAGGGTCTTTCTTCTCTTATCATGGCCATGAAGAAGGATTTTCTGGAGGGCGGCGGGCACATCCAATATAACACGGAAGTGACGGCGCTCTCTCAGCATGATGATGGAGTTCACTTTGTATGCCAAGAGCAACAAACGAAATCCTGTATTACGGTTGTGGGTCATGTGGGTGTGTTGGCCCTCCATCGAAATGCCGTAGCGAAGATTCAAGGTGTCAATCATACCCCCGTTCTTTCCCATCTTCGAATGGAACCACTCTTTCGTATGTACGCGGTCTTTCCTGTTCGAAATGGTAAGAGTTGGTTTTCCGAGTTATCTAAAACAGTCACGAATGGGCGCATTCGCTACTTCATTCCCGTGAATCCAAGCAAAGGCGTTGTCATGATTTCCTACACCGATGGCGATGATGCGAAGTACTGGATGAAGAAGTCACCCGCAACGATTCAACGAATGGTAATGGCCGATATTCGCAAGCTCTTTTCGGATTGTACCGTCCCTGATCCACTCCTTTTTAAGTTACACCCATGGAGTGACGGCTGTACTTATTGGCTCCCTGGCAAATATGATATCGAAGAGGAAAGCAAGAAATCACTTCATCCCATGCCTCGTACTATCCCAGGATTATTCATGTGTGGTGAATCCTTTTCCGTTCATCCCTGCTGGATGGAGTCCGCATTGGACCAGGCCGATGATTTACTGAATCTCCCCACATTCCAGTCGAAGATAAAAGCGCTTAAATAAGCATTATCATGGATCCCTAGAATGTGCGGTATCTGGTCTTTGGTGAATCTAACAAAGAAGAAACTTGACCGCATCCAATTGTTTCAGGATTTCTGTACGCTGGATCATCGCGGGCCCGACAATTCCTACTTTGAAACTTATGAGAATGTCATTATTGGATTCCATCGTCTTGCCATTGTAGATGACACTTTTTCGTCCAATCAGCCTTTTATCCTGGAAGATTCCCAGCGTACCGTTGTACTGATCTGCAATGGTGAAATCTATAACTACAAAGAAATCATTGAATCGCAATCACTTCCTCCCATTAAGAATGACTGTATGGTACTGGCGGAGCTCTATATGAAGCTGGCGCGCCGCGGTCAGGAATTTGAGTTTGACCGTCAAATTCGTTACCGTGTCAAGGGCGAGTTTGCCTTTGTTCTCTTTGAATTCGACCGACTGAAGAATCTGAAGAAGGTGATTGCGTGTCGCGATGAAATCGGCATTCGTCCACTGTATGTGAACCAGGAAACGGATACTCTGATGTTTACTTCGGAGTTGAAGGGAGCGGCATCTTATCCTGAGAGCATGGTGGAGTTTCCGCCTGGTATGATGTGCGTGTATCATATGAATGAACTTGGCCTCGTTCGTCAGGAGCAACGGTCGTGTACTACGCTTCAAACGGTTTCTGCTAAGGCGGATCTGCCTCATCTGGATCTCGTTCGCACGGCGGTCATGAATTCGGTGCGTCGCCGCCTATGTGCAGATAAGCCCATTGCCTGGTTGCTCTCGGGCGGTGTCGATTCCAGTCTGGTGGCCGCCTTGTCCGCAAAAATGCTCGGCAAGTCCATTCGTACCTTTTGCTGCGGAATGAAAGAGGGAACCGATCTACAGTTTGCGCGCAAGGTGGCGAAGCACATTGGCTCCCATCACACGGAGGTCTATTTTACGCCCCAGGAGGGTTTAAAGGCCATTCGTGATGTCATCCGCACCATTGAGTCATGGGATACCACAACGGTGCGCGCCTCCGTGGGCCAGTATCTCGTTTCTAAGTATATTGGAACCCAGACGGACTGTAAAGTGGTGATGGTGGGAGAGGGACCTGATGAAGTTTGCTCTTCCTATCTGTTTAACTGGTACGCGCCCAGTGGCGAGGCACTCGATCAGTCAGCAAAGGAGTATGTGAAGAACATCCATTATTATGATGTGAAGCGTGCAGATCGTTGTATTGCGCGATGGGGTCTGGAGGGTCGTGTTCCGCTGCTGGATCCTGAGTTCATTCATGCCTATTGGTCGATTCCTGCAGAATGGCGAATGCCAACTTATAAGATGATGGAGAAATGGTGGTTGCGTGAGGCCTTTTCGGGTTCAGGTCTCTTGCCTGATGAGGTGCTTTGGCGCAAGAAGGAGGCCTTTTCAGATGGTGTATCAGGTGAACAGTCGTGGTTCCAGATCATTCAAGAGTGGGTAGAGGACAAGGTTTCGGCCGAGGAGTTGGAAAAGGCCGCAGAGACCTATCCTTATTGTACTCCGACCACCAAGGAGGCATACTTTTACCGAAAGGTTTTCTGTGAAGAGATTGGTGCGCATCGTCAACAGGTGATTCCTGGGTACTGGCAACCGAAATGGTCAGCCGATGGTAAAGAGGTCACGGGATACATCGATCCTTCGGCACGAGTTCATGCCTCCTTGGAAACGGGGCAGAATGTCACTCCATCCGCGTAAAATGTAGATATAAATAAGTTTATTCGTAATAGAATGGCGAACCAAGATGATGAATGGTTCTCCTTAGAACTAGAGAGCAAACTGAATAAAAAAATCGATTTACTACAGGGCCTTGTTCATCAGCAAACGGCTCTTATTGAATCCCTTTCGTCTGAAATTAAACAGTTGAAAGGGGAACTCCATTTTGTACAGCATTCTTCTACTTGTCAGCATCTATCCTCGCAAAATGATCGTACGCATCAGCTGTTGGAGGAGTTAAAAATCATCAAACAGCGCGAGGTCAATCTTATGCTTCGTGAAAAAATACCAATCCCTTTTTTTCCAGCGAATAGTTCACCGATTCCTACACCTTTTTCAATTAAACGAAAAGAGGATAACAAATATCCATTGTAATCACATCATGAGAAGTTCATCTTCCAATTTGATATCATGTGTGGTATAAGGAAGATGGTAATGATTACACCATTTTTGGAGATTGTAGATATAATACAGATTGAACTCTTTGCGGTCATCTTCGCCTGATCGGATAAAATGCCACTCACTTTCTTGTAAGATAAATTGACGGGTATGCTTGGAGGGTTGAAAATGTATGCAGAAGAAACAAGTGGCTTCATCCGCCTTGCACCAGGGGGATTTATAGCGTTGCTTGCAGATTTTACATTTAAATTCAGCTGGGATCTTTCGAATTTCTTTTTGAAGCATAGACAAATTAAAATCGGTCGCAATAAAGTTCATTGCCATTTCTTAGTCGATCGAAAAAGAGATATCAATTTTTTTATCGAGAACGGATAGAAATGAAGTTGGATCAACATTTTATTTTATCGGTGTTCCATTTGCTGATCGTCGTTCCCCTCTTTTTATTTATCGGTTTTCAGCGATCATCCACCCCTACATGGGTCTATATGGCAATTTTTATCATAGGCGCATTTATTTTGCTGTATCATGGATTTAAATTGGTTATACGGGCATTACAACACTCGGAATATGCCTGGGTCAATGCCATTCATGTCGTTCTAGTTGCTCCGCTCTTACTGTATATTGGCTATCATAAGAAAGATACCCCTCGTTTTGCCTATGAACTGCTACTCCTGCTCGGATTTGCAGCGGCGGGATATCACCTGTTCTCTTTGGTACGATTGCTCGAGATTTATCCCGATTTTCACGATTCATAAAGAGTAGGGACAATGGCGCATGAATATCGCGATGATGAATGCGATCTATGTATGACCTACGCACGAATACGGCGGGATAGTGACAAATGGGATTGCATTGTATGTGGATTGGTAGAGGACATTGTTTTTTTGTCTCCCCATCAACCGATTGTCTGGTTTCGTTATGAACTCTCATGTGGACATCAAGCTCATTTTCGGTGTTTTCGCACCTGGTGCAAACAAAATGGAATCGTCTGTGTTGCATGCGGACCCATTGATGAATTCTGCGAAGATTGTAAAGAATTTGGCCATGTAAAATGTGGGACATAATATAGATGAAACGCGTCTATCGATTCCCTCGAAGATTTTCGCGATCCTATTGTATGAAAACACGATGCCATGCAATGGGATTTACGCAACGGGCGTCTTGTCGCCCCTATAAAAACTGTTATACCAAGAAAAATAAGAGGAAAGTACTTTAAGCCATCAGATATCGAATTGCATCAAATGTGTCATCGTTTGCCACATTCATGCATTTTTTACAGTGATAATAAAAGCCGCAACTGGATGAAAACTCTGTGTCGCAATTCGTGCATGTAATAGCCTTTGTGTCAGGATCCTGTTGCATTTTCTCCTTTAGTTCTTCCTGATAGTGTACACGAAGACAGTGAATGATACAGTTTCCTTTCGTGAGAGCGGAAAAGTTACAGTCTTCAAACGGACAGCTAAATCGATTTGCCTCTTCCTTCTCCAATTCAGGGTGTTTCGAACGCATATGGAGATCGAGTGTTTGCTTTTGAAGGAATCCCTTTTTGCATACTTTGCAGACATGATCGAGTTCTTCCAGATGCTTTTTCATATGGTAATGCATCGAATTTTGGCGTTTTTTGACAATGTTGCACTGGGGGCAAACAAATTCGCCGTTATCGTTTTTCATATAAGTTAACATGGTGGTACCCGATTCGGGGCGAAATGAGATTTCAATTTTTTGTCTCATTGTCTAATTACAAATGGTTCCTATGGTTTAGGTTCTGAGTAGCAGAATTTGCTGTATTTGCTATTAAAAATAGTATAAAGATGAATTATCTTACATACACTTTTGGGATCAATTCACTTTTTAGGTATAGTGGGTGTTTGGGGATTCCATTTTTTGAAAGATCAATACAATAAGGTGTTTGAACCAGTTCAGATAACCAGGCTGGCTCTTTTTTATTATTTCCCCATGCATAAATAACTTTGTCTACCATTCCAATTAGCGTTGTAATATATGATACATTATCTTTGCCAATCGGATCATCAACTTGGTTAAGTGCCTTTGGATCAGTACTTCGAAACGCATGTAAGTTCGCCACATATACGCCTCCATACCCCCATGATGTTGCAAATCGTATCACTCTGCGAATGGTTGGATCATCCACATCGGCATCTGCAGTAGATGGATTGAGCATGATAAATAAGATGAGTGGTTTGGCATCATCCCAAATTCTTGAAAGCTGATATCGATATCGCTTGTCTTCTGATAAAATGGCTGCCTTTTTCATTTCTACTTATTTTAAACATAAATACGATATCAATTTTCATTAACTTAAAGAAAAGATTGTTATAAAGAATATGTCCTATACAGTTGTGTATAACGCACGATATGGAGGCTTTGGAATGTCAAAAGAAGCATTGGCTGAATATAATCGACTCACTTCTCGATGTATAGAACATGCGGATGGTATTGAACGAGACGATCCCGTTCTTATTCAGCTGGTTCAAACCATGCCACATACTATCAATGATAAAAATAGTAGTCTAAAAATGAAAGAATTTCCAATGAAATATAAATCATGTTTAAAATGGCACGATTATGATGGGAAAGAAACTGTTTCCATTAATTATGAACTGTATCTTATTTTTGCCATTAAACATGTAAAAGACGATGCTCGTCTTTCATCTGATGAAAAAATAGCACGCATACATGAACTATATACAGAATGTCATATCAATTATTCAGATTTAGATTCAGATTCAGATTCAGATTCAGATTCAGAATGAGTCTCCCACCTTTTGAATATCAAACACGAATACAGCATCTGATTTCTTTTTCTCATGGGACCGAATGTTCTGTATGGTCCATTTTTGACAATCGTGCTCGATAACACGACCAATACACAAGTAAGGTCCACCATCAGGATCCACCGCCTCTAATTTTTCTTTTAGATCCCCTGTGCATGAATAATAAAGGACACCATCGCAAGTAACCGTGAGTGTCTTTTCATCACTGGATACTTTGTAGTGTCGCAGTGTATTGTAACGACTTTTCTCCGTCCACTGGTAGGTCATTGTAATAATCTATTCATACGATATGCTTTCAATTTTTAACTGGACATCATATGGGTCATACTCTCAATAACATCAACAATGTCCTCATCCGTTTCATCTCCTACATATTGTGTCTTATAGTATCGCCATAGACGATCCATCTCGTAGAGAACTCGCGCATAGGTGGCAAGATTAAACACAGGAGAAGTCGACCATTCCTCAAGAAGTAATTCTAGCATCTCCGCAATGGAGGCGGCTGTCTGATGAAGATACGAGTCTTTGTTATGAAATCGCTCCGACATTGCCTTCCATGACAGATCTGAATAGGCGTGGAGAAAGGGTGCTCGCTGTTGATACCATTCCTCATTTGGCTGAATACCATAGATCATCATGTTCTGACTTTCCCTAATAAGAAGGATAAGTTGCTCGTGATTGGTATACTTATCCAATTCAGAAAGTTCCTCTTCAATGTCCTCTATGTCCTCCATATTCTCTATTGTTAATTTTGTTATTATTATCACCGATTTCAATTTTTATTCGTTGGTTTCATAGAATACATAAAATGAAAAAAGGTGAGCGATCTCGTATTCTATTTTGTAATCGAGATAAAAATTTCTGTGCGTATCTTAGAAATGTCCGATAAACTCAAAGCAGTTGGCTCAAAAGCGGAAGTATTCCATGGAACGGCTAAGCACACGTCCGGCGGCCTGAAGAAGAAGGATCTGATGAAGCACCACGGTCGCATCATCTCGCGCAAGAAGCATGCTGCTGGCAAGAAGGCCATTAAGCACCTCTTTGCGATGGGCTACAAGCCCAAGAAGGGTACCTTCAAGCTCATGCGCAAGTCGATGGCTCACAGCTCGAAGCGTCACTCGAAGCGTCATACGCGTCGTCGCGGTGGCGCAAATGGTGCCGTTTCGCCTGCCGCTGCATCTGCCACCTACTCCGCTAAGCACTAAATAGCCCCCTTTTCCTCTATTTATTTTATTTTTATGGAAATAAAATAAATCATATACATTCTTTCATATAACACAATACTTACGAGTGATGAAGCTGTTCTGATACAATTAACAAGAGATCCGCCATCTGTTGACTCGATAGTGGATCTCCTGAATTCTGTGATACAGGATCATACCAATACAGTGCTCCTCCCTTGTTTCCTTCCTCCTCCTTCGACCAAGCCAAGCCTGCTGAAGCAATTCGCAGCTCCTGTAAAATCTCTTTGTGCTCTTTCTGGCTATAGTTGGGGCGATGAATGGCCTGTAGTAATTTATAAACATAGTCCGCATAACTTGTTGTCAGCTCCTCGATTGGTGCAAAAAAGATGGCATCATATGGATGAAGCCGCAAAACATTGGAGGATGTAATATGAACCACCGTGGTGGCACGATTCAATTTCTGCCAGAGACCCTCTGGAATGGTCAGCTCTTCACACACCATTAAAAGCGGCTTAGGAGCATAGGTCAGATAGGTTAGCACCAGCGTCCAATCCTGCGTGTCCTTGACCTGAAAGCTGGCATCGTATTGTAGCGGAAGATGACGGCTCAGAGCAAATGAGGTTTTTGATAGAAGAATCTTCTTTTTAAACGGGTCGCGTAGTCGTTGAATCGATTCCATAATCGGCGGATACTTTTGTTTCGGAAAGGGGCCCTGACAAAGAATCCGACATCCGTGGAGGTTGGTATTAAAGGCATCCAGTTTAATGGTTGACTCCGCCATGTCTACTGACAGCAATTATCTATATGTCGATCAATTAATCGCATAACGAATACACATACACGATCGCATATCCAACGGTATACTGTACGATCTTATAGAGCGTATAAGCGAATGAATTTCCTGGCTTGAACTTCCATTCAAAGAGAAAGAAGCGACCATCTAATGCTAATTGTATAAACTGGTAGACAAGAAATAAGAGGATGATGACCGGATAAAAATAGGACATCATGCCAAGCAGGATATGAATGATAAAATAAAGGGGTGGAGTCTCAAAGCGCATGATCTATCCATTCATATTAAAATAAACGGAGAGCATAGAATGAATCTCTCGGTCTATCTTAAAACAGCGGCGGTTATCTTTTTTGTAGATCTTTTTTGGCTCGGCACAGGTGGTATCTATGGACGAGCGGTTATTGAGCGCGTCCAGGGCGAGACCATCTCCTATCGCGCTCTCGGTGGCATACTTGTTTATCTCTTTTTGGCCTATCTCGTATTGGAAACAACTTCCTATCAACAGGCATTTTTTCACGGTCTATGCGTTTATGGTGTGTATGAAGCAACCAATTATACGGTCTTTCGCCACTATGACTGGAAGTTCGCTGCGGCAGACACTGTGTGGGGCGGTATCCTATTTGTTTGCTCCCGTTATTTATTGAAACATGTGTTCTAACGAGAATTGCGACATCCACCAACCGTCCACATGAGATTGATCGCATGAAGCGTAATAAAGAGCCAGAGGATCTGTGTAATGATCGGCGGAATCTCATGTTTGAATCGCGTTAGGGCAGATTGCTCCTCAAGATGATTTGTAGAGCCATCATCGTGATGTAGAAGCGTTTGAATGGCGGAGCGGCAGAGAGAGCAGTTTGAATCACGAATGATCATATGTACAACATCATCCTCATTATCACTAACCAACTCGGGCATATCCTCGTCATCCGATGTCTCTTCATCCGATG